ACTCGTACTCGCCGGCCTCTACTCGCTCCGCGTTCTGGCCGGTGGTGAAGCGGTCCATCTCCCGGCTTCCCAATGGCTCCTGGCGTTCAGCATCTTCATGTTCTTCTCGCTGGCTGTACGGGGGCGGTGAATATGGGAATCATTGGGCGGAATTTAGATGAACGGGAAGTCGCGTGATATGCGTGGGTTGCGACGATCCGACGAAGAAATCTGAAATGGGATTTCTGTGCACACAACTTGATGTTCGCGGGGCAATGTGGGATTTGCGTCCGCATTTCTGATTCATCAAACGCGATTCGATCCGCGATCGAAGCGGACATCGGACATGCATGTCCGGCCTTTTCGCCGCGAATTTTTCGCCAGCGTTTTTTGGCCCGCGTTTTGCATCGCATCGAATTCTGAATAGGCAAGCAAACATCGATCGACCTCTGTGGGTTTTCTGTCAATCCGTGGTGATTGTGCTGCATCACCACGGTCAAGATGATGGCCAGGGCAATCTGCCCCAGCCGCAAACAAGCAGCGGCGTGTTATCGCCGCAGCCCGTTACCCCCCGTTGCCAAGCGAGTCCACCTCCCCAACGATCTCATACACGTCGGCCTTACACCCGGTCGATGGTTTGATTGTCCGCTCCCCTGTCTTCCTGATCAGACCGAGCTCCACCATCTCACCGAACCGGCCTGAAATCTGATGGTCGAAACAACCGATCTCGGCAGCGATCTCGAAGATGCACTTAGGCCCCGCCGCCAGAATCTTTACGATCTGAACATACCGATCGCCTGCCTTGGCGCTGGCGACACGGCGTGCCTCTTCCGAGGTGGAAGCATCAAATAATGTCGGTGTGTTTTGTGGTTCGTGCATGGCGTTGGCATCCTTGCCTGTGCCGTCGATCAGTTCATCCTTGTAACTTTTTCATCCTCGTGGCCACGTGGCCGCTTACGTTGAAATCCTGAAAGAGCCGTTGAAGCTGCGATTGGTCTTTGGTCTTCAAGAGCTTGTTGGTCAGGGCGTCCGGTTTCCCAACATCAATGTTCACCTGGTCCGCCAGGGCCTCGACGAATGGGGCTGTGCCCTTCGAGCACTGGACGTGAAACGGAGGCCCGCCGCCAGGCAGTGATGACAGCGGAGGATACTTGTCGCTTTTCCCAGAGAGCGAAAACACTTTCCCCAGATAGGCCGTGCAAAAATTCTTGCTCACCTTCCCGATGATGACGACCAGGTCAAGTCCGTGATCCTGCAATCGTGCATGCCGCGCCGTGACAACTGCCTCTCTGGTCTTCGTGGTCGCAACCAGCTTGGCGTAGTAGCCGCTATCGAATTCGATCGGCTGACCATTCTTATCGATGATCGTCACCTTGTCGCCGTACACCTTTTGCAGCGAATCTCGTAGTTCACGGATTGCGCGTGCTGGCTGCCCTTCAATGATCCCCCCTGTGAGTATGTGGTTCACTTCTCCGTTGGTCACGCCGGTAGCGGCCATGCGGCGCAACGCCGTGCCTGCCTGACGCTGCATGGAATCAGCAGCATGGTAGAGATCACGCACCGTGTCCTTCGCCAACACCTCGACAGCGCGTCGATCGACCAGGTTGAAAGATCCTTCTATCGGCGAGTCAGAGGGTCGAATGCCGGCCTCCTTCGCCTGCTGATCAGCGACGGTGATGCCCTGCTTCATCGAGTGGGAAATCGACCGGCCGGTCCAGTCCGCGATGTCGCGTTTGAGAGAGGCGATTTCCTGCTCTACCTGTGAGAGAGTGGACGCCGCGCGCGACCGGTTCCATTGCCTGGCTCGATCCGTGGTACCCGATGGATGGATGAGCTGCTCGCGCAATCTCTTGGCGCTGGCCTCGTAGCGGTCTACGAGTTCCTTCACCAACCGCTGATCGGGATGATCGGGATCGATCTTCATAGGGCGTCTTTGATTTCCTTCTCAGCGAACGATTCCAGTTTTGGGCCTTGGGAGAGAATCGCATTAGCGAGGTATTTCGCATGGCCCTGTGTATGGTGGGCCTCAAGGTTCTCGTGTACGGCGGCGGCATAGTTGGTATTGAAGCCGATGGTTTTTGTGATCGCACTGCCAACCATGACAGCCGGCAGTGTGGTACCAGAATTTTGAAGCGCTCCCGTTTTAACCGGGCAATCCGCCTGCGCTACTCCGAGCACGTGCTCACCGAAGTCATCGACGGCCTTGAGCGCGGCTGGTATGATGCGCTTGGCGGCGGCCTCATCCAGGCCTTGCATAAATTGAGAAACATCGAACGCCATGCGTTGCTTTCAAAAAGGAATATCGATTGCTTTAAGTTCAGGTTGCTTACCTCTGACGCGCCGCTTCAACGGAGGGTCGATCGTTGTGAGTGCCGGCGATTCCTGATCGGAGAACATGCGCTGCTGGCGTTCAACTGGTGTGGGCTTCGCCGGCTCGCCACGCCGATCGACGAGGGCCTTCAGCATCTCGATGAGATTCCACGCTTCCTTCGGCGTGAGCTCATCAAGCTCGCGCGTGCGATGCGATGAAAACCGAGAGACCAGGCCGTCGAGACCGTAGATGCCGTGGCCTTCCAGTCCCCCGGCTTTCTGGCTTTCGTAGGTGCGATACAGTTCCCTGATCTTCCATGCCATGCGCTCGTTGACCGAGTCGCTGCGAGTGCCGGCTTTCTCCTGGAAGTAGTTTGGCGTGAAATGCAAAATCCGCCCGCCGGCACGATCTTCCAGAATCGCCATGAATCGCTCGAAGTCTTTGTTCTCCAGCTTGCTCGATGTGCTTGTCGGATCGGATACCGGCATGCCCTGGACGTTGAAGAAAGCATTACGGAACTGGCGCAGGATCAACTTACGAGCATCGTTATCGACGCCCGCTTGTCCGCAAGCCATTCCGGCAATCTGCTTTTGCTTCTTCGACCAGGGCATGTCGGCCTCGTGGGTTACACCTTCTTCGCGGCGGCGGCGGGAGCGGCCGGGACAGCGGGCTTTTCAACGATCGGCGGATCGCCATCGATGCGCCACGACTTGCGCACCGCATCCGCATTGATCTTGTCCGGGCCTTCCGGCAGGATGAGAGAAGACGTCTGCGCCATCGTGGCCAGCAGATCGCGGGCTTCCTTCGCCGCTGCATCAGACGGCATGTTCAGCTTGCTGATCGAACTGGCGAGTTTCTGAATCTGTCGGGCATCGTCACGGGTCATAGCGAATCTCCATTGAAAGGGGTTATTACAATCAGCGCATCAGCGGCTGTTGCTCTTGCGAGGTTTGGGCTTGCGTTTACAGCGACTTCGATAGGGCTGTGGGTTGGGCCGACGGCGCAAATCATCGAACGCGCGTGCGGGGATGGTGACTTCTGTCGGCCGGATGAGGTAGGTGATTTCGTTGGTTGCTGGAATGTTCACGCGTTGGCCTCCTTCGTTTTGATGATGTTGGATGGAGGCAACAGATCAAGTACGCCAGCACCGGCGAGTGTGTTTCGACATGCTGAGCACAACGGAGGGAAGGATTCGTCGGTCCACGAGCAACCCTCTTCGCAGGCATCATGATCCGTACAGCCGCAGATGCGGCAGCATGGGAAACCCCCCTCGATGTCTATTTGGCGAAATTCTCCGATAAATCGCAAGGCGGTTCGCCATCCTTCGACCGTTAATTTTGATGCATAATTAATGAGACGGCGTTGTGTCAAACCGTTCCATGTTGCACCGATACAAAACCTATCCACCATCCCGTCTTCTACGCGCGATGCATGCACAAGTGCCTCTCGCATTTTCACTGTCACTTCGGTGAACGCAATTTTTGGGTAATGCAGAGCGCGGAAGTCTTCAAAGTCGTACTGGTACCAGAGCACCTTCCAGCCCTTCAACTCACGCGATCCATCGTGCTGCATCACATCGCGTTCGCCCGGCTTGTATATCTGCCGGCAGATCGCGCGAGCGAGTGGCTTGCCATCCTGACGGAAGATCAGATCGTCGCCGATCTCCACCGGCGGCGGATGTCGACCAAATGACCATATGCCATCCGCCCGTAACCCACGCGGCGTGAACAGCCAATCGAACGATTCTTTGTAGATGGTGATGTTCACGCTACCGCCCTCCTGGGAAAGTAGCCGTGGGCCGGACGAGCGAAGCACGGCTTGATGCGAGGTTGCGACGAGGTGGCCACGGCGGCGAGTCGGCGCGTCGCGTTGCCGGCGTTGACCGCGTCAAGTTCAAACCCAATGAAGCGCCGACGGAGTTTCACAGCGGCTTCGCCTGCTGATCCTGATCCGCATGTCGGATCGACGACCAGATCACCGGGGCGCGTGAGGTGATCGATCAGGTACTCCAACACAGCCAGCGGTTTTTCAGTGGAGTGCAATCGTTTGGCCGGTGGCACCATCGGCACCTGGAGAACATCGACGGGCCGGCCTGCCGGGAAACTGAACCGACCGTTTGTGGCGAACCATGCGACCTCGTAGCGCGGCCCGAACGTCGCGGCCGTGTCCCCCATGCCATGTTTGCCTTTGTCCCAGATCACCTGTGAGCGAACGACGAAGCCGGCCATTTCAATCGCCAGCTTCCACCGCTCCGCTAATCGCCAGTTACAGAAGCAGATCAGCGAGCCGCCGACCTTCAAAATGCGGCGGGCATCATAGAGCCACCAAATGAACGGATGATCGTCGTTGGCGATCGGCTTCTTGTTCCCTTCCCATCCTCGGTACTTCACGCCATACGGCGGATCGCACAACACCAGGTCAGCGATGTGCGATGGCACACATCGCATCTCGTTCAGGCAATCGCCCTGCTTGATCGTCCAGATCGAACGACCTTCGATGACGGATCGAATGGCTTTTGATGTATGCATGCGGAGTCCGTTCCGTGGGAATTTCATCAGGCCGTCTTGGCCATCAGTTCGGGATGTTCAACCTTGGCGATCATCTGTAACGCCCGATTGTTTGTGCAGCCGCAACGCAGTGCCTCTTTGAGGAGCGGGACATCGATGATTTGGAGATTGCGAGCTCGCGCAAGGTGCGTGGCATACTCCATAATTTGTACGCAGATGCGAAGCGCACCGCTGTCCGGCTGGTGAGCGAGTTGGCACATCCAACGCGCCGCCTGTGGCGTGAGTTTCAGTTGGAACTTGGCGAACATCTGGCGGATTTGCTCGACGGTGAATAGCCGTTCACCCCCGCCATCCTGCTCGAATGCCTCCATCAGATCGACGCATGGGAAAAGCCGGCCGCGTATCTGCGCCAGCGGTTCATCGGTTGTCTTGTGCTGCTGCCGAGTGAGGTATGCGACCAGGTCGCTTGTGCCGACCCAAAGCTGCGCCGAATGCGTAGCTTCGTAAATATCCATGAGGTAATAGAACGCCTTATCGTCGGTGGAACCTCGCAGATTGTGAATCTGATCGAGCAGAAGCAGGTGCGATCTTCCCGACAGGTAGTCAACGATTCGGCCCATCTTCACGGCGTTGCTGCCCTTGTCACTGAGACGCAAGGCGGCACTGATCTTTCCCACGACGCCGGTGGGGTTGGCATCGCACTTGTCGAAAGTCACAAGCGCCGATCGACGGGGCTTGAGGTCTTGATAGATCGCCTGCAAACTGGTCGTCTTTCCAAGTCCGCTGGTTTGCGGGCCGTACACCATGCCCACTTTGCCCAGGTCCAGGCAGTACATGGCGACGGCTTGAATCTGCCGCGCCACGTTGGTCCAGACAAATTGCGTGTCCTGCTTGTTGGCCCGTCGCTGTTCTTCGGAGACCAACCAGTCTTCGAGATCGATGGCCATCTTCGCCTGGTCGCCACCATAAGTTCCCTTGAGGAATTCACTGACCGGTCCCTGTGACCAGCCGACGGCGGCGGCGAGTTCCTTGCGGGTGATCTTGTTGGCGTCGCAGAACATGAGTACATCGCCGGCAACCTGCTCGATCTGTGCCGGCGTAACGTCCTTGGTTTCGGTTCCTTGAGCGATCATCCGTGATGCTCCTCGAATGCGTGATCGATCGATCAGCGCATTGCTGGGGTTGGGGTTCTGGTCCATCATTTGTTCTCCTCTGCTGGCCGGACATAGGTGAAGCCCGACGCCGGCGAAGCATCCTGTTCATCGTTGCTGGCCGGCAGCGTCGGGCCGTAGCTGAAACGGCTGGGGGCCGGTTCATCATCGCGGTGCGGCGTGTCATCGCCGACGGCTTTACGAAACGTCGCCTGAGTCTGTGCAACTCGCATCGCCGTCAAAGAGTCTTCGATGGGGCTGCGAATCGGCCTAATGGTCAGCGGCGTTCGCGTCGGTGGTTCATTCGCCTTGGCGGCGATTTCCATCTTTGCCTGGGCGGCTCGGATGAGCCGTGCCGGCAGATGCTCGTTACGCCGACTTTTCGGCTCGATGGCGGCAACGATCTTGCGGCGGTCGCTGCGCTTCTCCGCGATTGCCTGGCGGAGCTCCGTGGAAGTTGCCATGAACGGCAATTTCTGATTTGCCTGGGCAACGCCGATGAAGCGATCATCTGCGGTCCAGATCGTGACGCTGGTCAAGTCGTTGTCGTTCACGCGCAACCAAACTTCCTGACCGATCCGGCTGCACAGATCAAGGTTGCGTTCCCCGTAATAAAGAGTCTGATAGCAGACGCCGGCCTGCCCGACCGTTCGTGGGCCGATGCGTTTTTTCAGCAGTTCAGTCAGGACTTCGGACGGCGCGGTGCGCTTCGTCACGAGCTTGCTGACGAATGCCGCATTGGGCGTCATGCCCATCGCATCACCCCGATGAATGCGGGCGTGGTAGTCGGCCTCCAGCCACGCCTCAAAGCTCTCGACGAACTCGGCGAGCGTCGGGGCTTTGCCGGCGGCGAGGGCTTTAGCCAGGTCTTGCGGTTTGTTGGTGGTGGTGTTGCCGCAGTACGTCGGCCACAGCCGGCCCCATCGATCCTCTACCGTTCGGAAGAATCGTTCGATCGGTTTGGACTGTCCGTGGTAAGGCCAGGCGTGCATGCGTTTGATTTGCAGACCGCCGTAGATGCCATCCATTCGGTTCTGATCAAGGGCGACGTGATACTTGCGACGTTGCCAGCGCATGGCCCGTGGCTCGCCCGTGAGCACTGCCGAGCGGAAATCCTTGCCGTTGTCCGTGTATGACCATTCGGGCACACCGTGGCTTTCACAGCCCAGCCGCAATGACTCGATCACCGTGTCCGTGTTCGGAGGTTCAGCACGAATCACCCAGCCAGGGATCTTGCGGCTTCCCACATCCTGCCACGCCGACAGCCAGGGCCGGCCGTAGATCGGTTCGAGCTCGCCGGTCTTTTTATTGAGTCGATCACCGATATGGACCAGCACATCGAACACATGGTGATCGGCGTTCCAGCACTCGTTCGCGGCGACGTTGGAATAGTCGCGTTTGATGAACGGCTCGATCTGATCCTCGAATGCCTTATCACCGTCGCGCAGCTTGATGATCGACGCCTTCGAGATCGTGGCGACTCGCCGCCTGATCTGTGTGTACGAACAGACCGGCCAGCCGTTCTCTTCCGCAGTCATCATCGCCATCTGATAACAGACCGACAATCGCGGCTTGCTCGTTCGCAGATATAGCCGCCGCACTTCAGCGAAGAACGGATCGGAATCGTTCAGCCGTTCGGGAGCTCCGCGTGTGTCAATGAACCGGATCGCCTCGATCGGATCACCAGCCAACTCATCCCAGCGGTACAACGATGTTCGGCTGATCTTCAAATCCGGGTATTGCGATCGCAGATCGTCGATCAGTGCCGGCAGCCAGTCGCGTACATCGATCGAGCGAGCCGCCTTGGACTGCCGCCAGGCCAGAACCACCATGGCCTTCTGCTCCGCCTGGCGGCGTTTGCGGAGCGGGTACTTCAGAATCTCCGACGTAGCCGGTGCGATTGTCGGTGCGGTCGGGATGTGCATGGCCAGCTTCGGATCGGCGCGGACGTTGATGAGCCACTGCCCGCCCCCGGCCCCGCCCCCGGAAGCCGGCTGCTGGATCGCCAGTGCGGCCTGCTCCCACTTTTCAGAGCAGAGCCGGCGAACGTGGCGCGGCGTCATTTCGAGCCGGCGGGCAACATCCGCGATCGCAATCCACTCACGCGGATTGGCCATGACCGGAAGGGTGTCGAGTTGTTTGGCGAGACTGGTCATAATTGAACAAGCCACCCAAGGGTTACGTTCAGAGTCGGGTTCGGAGTGATGAAAGTTTCAGGAACAATGCAGATGCCACGTTTGCGCAATTCACCCCGAAGGTCAGAAATGCAAAGATCACCGTTTTCGAGCAGATGACGGCCGATCACCCGGAATGCCTCACATACCCACTGGTCTTCTGATGCGTACTGTGACTCTTCGACAATACGTCTTCCGAGTTCGATGATCCGTAACTTTCCAATGGCATCAGAGAGCAATCGTCTTCGGCAGTCCAGCCGATCGACGATGAACCCGATGAGTGCGAGAATGACGATGACGCCCACCAACATCACCACAATGAATCCGATCATCGACAATACCGTTTGCATTGGAACTCTCCAGAGTTTCTCTTTTGGAGGCAGTCGGTCACTCAACCTCATCAACCGCGTCGGCCCTGGCGGCGGCGGTCGGCTGGAGCAGTGGTTTCTTGTTCAGTGCCCGGATCACGTTGCGGGCGTCCTCGCTATATTCGCCGTGGCGCTGAAGCATGGCGAAGAACAGGCCGGCATCGGGCTGGTTTATCTTCCACTTGGGCACGCCATCGCCGTCGTAGCTGATCACATCGGTGTAGATAATCCGGCCCATGTCATCTTTCACCGGTTCCTTGCGGCCATTGATCTCCAGCATCTGCGGGATGTACTTCACGCCACAGTGGCAGAGCGCTTCGTCTAGGGCCTGCTCCCGCTGATCGTTGGTCAGCATTTCCCAGGCCTCGGCGATGATCACGATTTTGAAGTCGTGCTGTGTTTCCAACTTCTCCGCCTTGTTGCAGCGTTGCGTCTTGACGGCGATAAAGCGATCAGACTGGATCGGCTTGCTGTCGCATATCAGCCACCAAATGGAGGCCAGTGCCAGGCGTGGATGGTGATGCGACTCCTTAACCTTGCGGCCCGTGGCGGCGATTTCAGCGGTAGCGTTCCAGACGTTCATGCGATTCTCCGTGGTTAGTGGCTGTCGAATTTTCCGAAGACGATGGCCTGTGTTTGTATCATGTCGTCGCCGGGCTTAATGATTACTTCGAGTGTGGCGGGAAGCTGGATGCCTTTTGCCTTTGCTTCGGCCTTGGCATACTGAACGATGGCCTTCAGCAGTTCCGACTGATCAAGATGCACTTCGATGGCTGTTTGGTTTCTGACTTTCATATTCAGGTATCTTTCGTTTGGGGCATCTTCATGGGCCGGCCGGTGACGGGCCGAATGAACTTGGGGATACGACGGGATTGAGGTGTCTGGCCGTTGGCCACTCGCAGCGCATCGCCGCACAGAGGTACGACGAACATTGCGACGAACGCGACGAGGGCGACAGCGGCCAGTGCGGCGGGGTAATGACCCAGCAGCCACAGACCCGCAAGCAACACCGTTCCGACGATCAGGGGCTTGTAACGCATCAGTCCAGACCTCCCTTCAAGTTCGTTTCGGCTTGGGCGTCCAGGTATTCGAGCGCGGCCTGCAACGCCCGCGCCTCTTCGCGGCGGAGCTCCTGCTCGGCCCGGTCCAATCGGATACGGCGGTGAATCAGCACACGGGCCACGTCCAGCGCCTTGCGATGTTCTTCTGCGATACGATTGCGTTCGTTGCAGAGAATGGAATCGCTCACGCCCTGGTCTGTGAGAGAGGACACGCATCGGGCGTCGATCGACAGTTCGTAAATCTTCGCTGACAGTTGGTCTACCTCAGCGACCTGCATCGTGCGCATGTCGGATAGCTCTTTCCAATTGCGAATATCGTCAGGCATCACATGCCCTCCGAAATGCGAAGTTTCAGAGCGGAATAGTCGCGGACGATTTTGATGGCCTCTTGAAGATCGCGTTCCACCATGCGACCGAAGTACCGCTCGGCGACGGCTTCAATCAGACAGTCAGGCGGTGCCGGCGTTTCGGCGAGCAGTTGATCGATCTCCGCACGGAAGGCCGCGTTGGGAATCGTGAGCGCCGGGTCAGCAATGATCTGGTGATCGAAGGTTGTCATGCGGCCTCCTCGCACACGGCCTGTGGATTGTGCTTGAGGAAAACGGCGATCGTTTCGGAATCAAGGACGAATCGAATATGACCGTCGCCGTTCACCAGTTCGTTGCAGAGTTGGCCTTCGGCGTCGCAGAACTCCCACCAACTGACGAGCTGCCGGCAGTGATCGCAGTAGAGCCGGCGGGCGGTGGTGTATCGGTGAAGTTTCGGGTTCATCGCGGGATGACCGGTCACCACGCGGGAAGATGCGAATGCCTTGTTGCACGTCGGACAGGCGATGCGAGCAAATACGACCGGGGACTTCTGGGACGAGTCAAAGAACTCACGCTCCCGATCGATCAGATCAGCGGTGATGCGGTGTTCACTGGAATGATCGGGATAGGCGGGATCGATGCAAATGAATGGATTGCTCATGCGACCCTCCTTGCCGGCTTTGATTTGCGACCCTTGCGCACGTCGGTCCTGATCTGTGAGGTCATCCCGGTGTACATCTGATAGGCAAGCGTTTCCGGTCCAAACACATTCGTGGTCGGAACGGTCATAACGCATTGGCCGATCTGCAACCTTGTCTTTCGACGATAGGCGCGATGCACGACCGCCGAGCCGGAGATTTCACCAAGCTGCGGATGCGTGCCGGCGAAGATGACGCGCTGGCCTCTGAGGTAACTCATGCCGCGCCTCCCTTCGCCGTGGCGATGGCGGATCGCAATTGCTTGATGTCTTCGCCATACACTTCCCCCTTGGTTGCATCCCATCCTGAAATGATGCGTTCGCACGCATCGAATAATTCCGGCAAGGCAGCAATAGCGGTGGCTCGCTCGGTGAGTTCCCGAATAAGCTGTGCTTCATCCACACCTTCATTGATGACAAGTGCTACGACCGAACCATCAGTTTTGCGAACTGGAATGGTTGTGACTAGCAATTCACCGTCATAGGCGATGTGAAAATCACCGTGTGCGGCGAATTTCTTTCCATCCTTTGAGCGACAGGTCCATCGTTCATTTGAGATATTCACGCGCCACCCCCGTCGATATTGGCCAGCACGGCCTGCGCCTTGGCGACGAGGTGGCAGCCCATCCCATTGGCGGCGATCAGCTCACGCACGATCTCCGCCAAGCGGGGTGATTGCGTCATCATCCTGGCATACAGATCAATCTTTTCTCTGCCCTTCGCAGAGCAACTGCGTGGTACTACAACCACCGCAACCGGGCAATGCGGCTGTCGGGATTCCTTGATCTGCCATCCAGGCAATAACACGGTTGGCCCGCCCTCGAAATGTTTGACGAACCGAAACGACTTCTTCGACTTCTGTGACTGCGTCTTCATGCGCCTACCCCCAGCGTGGTGACGGGCCTGGCCGGCTTGCGGCGGCGCGTCATGATTTTGACCGCGATCCGGCTGGCTACCAGCAAGCCGATGGCGCGGTCGGTGAGTGCGATGTATTCCTCTTCCTGCTGCGGTGTGATGTTTCCGCCGCCGAGAACCGGTAGCAATTGATTGGCAAGGTTGGCGTGTTCGACCGCGTTGCGCCGCACGACTTCCGCCAGGTCTCGGCTGTCCACCGCGCCATCACTGTTCAAGTCGCCGCTAGCATCGACGTAGGCAACATAGAGGCCGGGACAACCGGCGAGGGCGGCGGTGAGCAGCTTGGTCTGTGCGGCCCTGGGCGCACGCTCCAGGAGCGAAATGAACTGATCGAGTTTCGGCCAGCGATCGCACAGATAGGCATAGACGCTGTTCGGCGCGATGTGCAAGGCGGCGGCGATCTGGTCGAGCGTCATATCGCCATCTTTGATGATGCGATGCAGCGTGTCGGCGAACATGGTGACGTCCCCTGTCCCTGAAAAAGTTTCGTCAGATTGCCGACAGTCCGTTGTCATTTCGTCACCGTGCGATCCGTCGCCGGGTTACGATCAGCACATGAGCTACGCACTCACGCGCGGAGAAAAAAGATCGGCAGCCCATGCCTTGCGGCGAGCGATGCGAGGCAACCGGAGAATGGCGGGCATGCACCGCCTGGTAATCAAATACCCGCGCCGCGAGGTCACAAGTCGGGTCAGGTTCGCGGCGCGGGTGGACGTGCAAACCCCACGGCGCGAGGAGGCAATCGCGCCGTGGGTCAACAGGGAAAGGAGAAGTGACGGTAAAGAAGCAACCGCCGCGAAGAAGACAAGGGCCACCGACCAGCGGACGCAGTCGCTGATCGGCGGCGAGTCGGACGAAACGAGATTGCGAAAAGTCATGAACATCTGCGCCTCTGTCTTTCAAATCCGGCCGGCGGGGAAACCCCGACGACCGGACTTCCGGGGGACACTTGGGCTTTCGCCCGAAGCGGCTGTTGTGCGTTCCCGCACAGCAGGCCGTAAAATGGTGGTCACCTCTCAGCCACGAAAGGGAACCACCAATGACCGAATCCATCGAGCCAGACGGCTGGCAGCACATGACGCCCGCCGCAAAATTCCAGTGGGTGATGAACTATGTGTTTGAACGCGAACCACAATCGGTTGATGTGGATCGGATTGTTGAAGCGCACTCCGACCTGGCGTTTCTGGCGGAGATGCAATCACCGATGTCGTTCTGGCATGCGTTGGGGCATTCTCCGACGCGGCCCGAAGTATCGCGGGCGCTGTGGGAAGCGCTCGCGTGGGCGAAGACTGTCGGAGTTGTCGATCCTGCACAGCCATGGCCAGCCCAATTACTCTTGCTCTCTGCGATTCACCATCAAATGCTCGCCCGGCTGGCCGACGATTGATCGCATCGACCAGATCGACCGGCTGGTGCATGATCGCTTCGGCACGATCCAACTCCGCACCAGTGAAACGACGCGACTTTGTCAGCCCTCTGAATGCTGTGATCTCGAAATCTTTGCCGTTTGTGGGCGAGGTTGGTTTCATGATTGCGTCTCTCCGAAAAGGGCTGCCGGGCGTTCCCGTCCGGCAGACCTGTTATGTAATCCGGCCTCCCGCCTTCACCGCTCCGAGCGGTGCAGCAGGCCGGGTGATTGCCTATGCGGCGACTTTAGGTTTGATCCGCTCCATGACTTTTTGTTTTTCGTCTTGCGTCAATGCAAGAAAGGCGTCGGCGATGGCATCCACGGTCTGTCCTATTCCCCACCGATGATTGCGAGCGATCTGATCGATCTTCGCTCGCGTTTCGGGCCGGACTCGGATGACGCCATTACTCATTGTGACTTTCCGTTGCTAATAACTGACATAATTTCTACACCATCATTCGGCACTTGTCAACATATTTCTACAAAAAATCCATAGATAGCAACAGCAAGGCAGGTGAATATCACGCTATGGACGAAAGAAACATCATTCGGATCGCCATAAAACCCTCGGCAAAAGAGGCCATCGAAAAAATTTGCGGGCGATTTGGCATGACGCAGCAAGAGGTGGCAAGTCGTCTCTATGAGTGGCTGGCCGAACAACCCGAAGCCATTCAGGTGATCGCTCTCAAAATAGCGCCATCGGGGTTTGAGGGAGACATTTTAACTGCGATGCTGGAGCGGCATGATAGCGGGATGTCTAGCCCCGCCCCGCATCCACGATTCCAATATGAGCGAAATAAACTGCGAATATCTGGGCACTCAGAGCCGAAAAAGAAGCGTTAATCCGTTGTAATGCGCAGCACAGGAACCGCATCGTGGCCTGGGTACATGAGAACATGCGCCGCATCAATGCCTCGCGTGAGATAGACGTGCAGGCGGGCAACAAGTTGAACATCCATCGCCGCCATCGCTCGACCGATCAGGTGCGCGTATGCCTCATCATCGAGCATAAGATCAGGCCGAATATCCATCGCATCTCGCCAAGCGTGCGCGATCTCATGCCAGCCGACAGTGAGGCGACGTTCGGGTGTGAGCTTCGACCACACTTCGATTTTCTGCTCCACGGGATCGCACGATCCAAGAGCAGGTTGCCCATCCACCACCGGCTGATTTTGAGTCAAGATCAGCTCGTACATATACCGATCAACAGGTAATCGCATCGCGGCCTCCGGTCGCTTAGAATATACCATGAACCACACTTCAAGGGGCTTGGACATGAACAGAATTTCATCGTATTTAACCATCGCATTACTGATGAGCTTTGTCTCACTTTGCTACGGGCAGATGTCGCCGGAAGAAGCTAAAGCGCAACTCGAAAAATCCGAGACGACATCTGTTCCCGCCGACAACACTGTGGCGATCTCTGCTCTGCAACAGCAGGTCGTTGAACTGAAAGCCACCGTCGCGGAGCAGGATCGTGAGATTAAAATGCTCAAGGCCCGCTTGGCGAAATACGAACCGCCGACTGCGACGATCCAGACGAAGAAACCCGGTGTCATATCACTCGATGATTTGCTGGGACAAATGCCGCCCGCGATGAAATCTCTGCCTATTCCGCTGAATTCCATCGCATCCGATCAGCAAAATAAATGGTACACATCCCAGATGATCGGGAAAACCATATCTGTCGATGCTGGCTTGGGAACAGCCGGAAATACGAAGAATGGTCCCTTTATACACACGTTCCCCGCCGATCAGACGCAGCTCCCATCGCACAAGTTTGAGATCGAAGCCGCAGTGCAAAAGGACCAAGGGACGCAGCTCGGCTCGATCTCGAAGAAAACTCCGATCCGCATCACCGGCAAGATCATATCGATCCGGCAAATTGGCAGAGGAGGTACTATGATCCTGATAGGGATGTCCGATTGCTCCGTTGAACTCATCGCCTCGGACAAATAACTTGACAAACCATTGGGCTTTCGCCGATGATGATCTTCGTGCGAGAGATCGCGCCCCGGAGTGATTGCCGGGATAGACCTGTTATGGCTGACTGCAAAACTTAATCGCTGAGACCGACCAACAGCAGGGCTGCCGAGCGTTTTCGACCAACGAAAACATTCGGCAGCCCTGTTTGCTTTGGGGTTGCCGACTCTGGCCGCGAAGGATCGCGGCAGATCGGAACCACGGATGGCCGGCTCGGCGACCATTGAAAAACTTGACCTCAAAGCCGGACATACGCGCCGCTCTGTGGAGATGGCAGCCGCAATTCTGCTCGCGTCGGAAGCCGTCGAGACCTATTGTGCCTCCAACGTCCCGAATTGCATCGACGTTCACTTCCGCATTTGTCAAGCCCATCGCATCCTCATCGCCCAATACATCGAAGAGAAATTGCCGGGAGTCTGCATCCACGGCGATGAAGTGTTTGACTGGACGTGCGTCCTCGACATTGCTCGCACCATTCACCGCGCGAACAGGCGCGCCGCGAAACGGGGGGCATCATGTTCAGCGTGACACACAGCATCGGGGAAATGGTGCAACTCGGCGACGAGCTGGTGATGAGCATTGGCCCGCTGGCGCGAGCCGGCGTACTGGACGCTCGCAATCGAATATGCCTGGGCTTTTACCATCGCCCCGATCCCAAGCCGTGGCTCACCGTGATCCTGGGCAAGGGCTGCGAAGTGCTCATCACCTCGAAGCTGTCGATCAAGGTGCTGAGCATCACACACGACAACGCGATCCGGCTGGAGTACGACGCCCCGTCCGACATGGCCATCGGCATGGTCACGCCGCGCGAAGCACATATCGCAAAACAATCCGGTTATGCGCTCATCAAGCAGGGGCCGATGGCCGGGCAACCGGTGATGCGATTGCACGAGGCCGGCCGCACTGATCCGCACGTGCTGCTAATGATCGCCATCCTCGCATTCGCATTGTCCGTACCCATGTCATGCGCGCTGAAAGCGCGGCACGATGAAACGATGCAGCGAATCGCCGCACGGCAGAAGATCGAGCGCGATGCGCATATTCGGCACGACGTGATGGTACTGATGGGCGAGATACCGGAGGACGCACAATGAACCCGGTCAATGTGCCTACGCTCAGTTCCATCGCCGCGATCGTGGTGGCCACGCTGTTCAGCGTGCAGGTCGTTAAACGCCTGTGCGTCGATCTGGGGCCCCGCATGGCGTGGTTCGGACGTGTGCCGACGTGGATCGTCGCCGTGGTGATCGCCGCGATCTACACCGCCGTGGCGAATCTTTGGTGGCACACCCTCGACGGCTCGCTCGGCACGCTGATGTGGCAGGCGGTCTTCAACGCCGCGATCACCAGCGGCTTCTACGAGTGGTTCCGCAACGTCAAAACGCCGGTGGGCAAAACAACGAACGACGAAGGGGACGCCTTTGTCGATCCGCGAAAGAACTCCACCGACATCCAAAACATGATCGATGAGTGGAAGCAGAATCCTCGGAACAATTGACTCCGCAAACCCTCTTTTGGAAAGGAACCGAATCGTGAAATGTAACAAACACGCCTACGTCAACCTTGTGCTCAGTGCGATCTTCGTGCTGTGCCTGGGCGCGCTCATCGCGCCGCTTGGAGGGTGCGGCACCCTCGCTCCGACCAACACGGGGCAGGCACAGGGGAATCCCAATGGGGAGAACCTGAATGTGCAAGGCAACTACATCCGGTACTTGTCTGTGGACAACATCACCGTTCAGTTGCCGGCGGGCACTGTCACTACCAGTCCTGACGCTCGTGTCATGCCGCCGTTCGCCATCGTTGGCGCTCCGGCATTCGACAAGGCCGGCGATCAACGCATCACCAGCCAGCCCGCTGCTACAGGCGATGCAAAAGGTGGTGACGTTGCCAGCGGCAATCAACTGCCCGTCGCGGCCGGCATGAATCCCACGGCTAATCAAACTGGTGACAACACGAAGACGGACACGCCGACGATTTCGTCAGGGGGTGATAAACCTTCGGCCAGTCCCCCTGCAACTACGCCGGCGACCACTACCACCACGACTACCACCAAACCCTCAGCCGATTTAGGAAGCGGCGGCGGTACGCAATAGCACGCTTTGTCGGACAGTCCACGCGGGTCGGAAACGATCCGCGTGGCATTGCAGTGACCGAATCACGACTTGGAACCAAACATGGCCCTCTCCATCCAGAAGAACATAACGATCATCGGCTTCGAGGGTGAACCCTCCCTCGCCGCCCTGGTCGCACGGATCAGCCACGATCCGCAAGTCGAGATTGAAGGCAATGTAACCATCTGCCTGATTCCCCGTGATGCTCCGATCGCCGTGATCGAAGCGATGACGGCAGCAGTGAACGCGAAACCATCAGCGACTCTTCCAGCGAGCAAAGCATGATCACGATACTGGCAATGAGCGATATGGCGACCTGGGTGATGTGGATCGTCGGCCTTGTCGTTGTCATCGCGCAGTTTGGCTTCAACATCATCGTCGGTATTGCTGTCACTTCGATGAATCGAAAAACGGCAAGAATCGACGAGCTTGAGGCCAAGCACGAATCGTCGGCTCGTGAATTGATTGAACAACAGATGGCCACAGTGACGCAAGAATTTTTGGGTGTGATCGGATTGCTCAAAGAGCAGGTGAAGGACATCCGTGAACGCCTGATACGTGGCGATGACGACTTCAAAGACCTCAACAAACGTGACTATGAACTCGAACTGAAGTTGACCAACAAGATTGAATTACTGAAAGAGTGGGCGCGCGACACCTTTGCTTCAAAGCGGCACGCGGATTCGCTTCAAAACCAGATCAATGATTTGCGATCCAACAACAGGGACAAGGCACCTACTGCGAGTTAAAGCATGGAATTGACCACGATCAAACAAAACAAACGACTTCGCCGGCACGTCCTCCAACTGGCGGATGCGGCCAAGGCATCAGGCGGCCTGCGTGGACGCATGCTGATGGACATCCTCGCCGATGAACCGGCCGGCCCCGAGGACGATCAGGCATTGATGGGTCTATGCCGCGATCTGGTGAACGCCGGCTTCCTGGAGGAAAAGGATTTGCGTAAGCGTGTCGGTGATCGTCACGGTCTTGACTACCTGTTTTACAGCATCACGGCCATGGGCACGTCGCTGCTTGCCGAAGGCATCCCGCCGCATCCGCTGGTCGAAGATGAACGGATTGTCCCGGAGTAATCGGCTGATCGAACCCGCATCGGACCGCATTCGAGATTGAATTGATATGAGTCGCAAATACAAAGTTGATGAAGTCTTGGCCGAACTAAGCGTAGATGAACGCGCGGAGTATGACGCGCTTTCCCGCCAGCCGGCATCGACCATCGACGACCTCATGCAGTGGCTGTTCGACCACGACTGCAAAGTCAGTCGCGGTGCTGTGTGGAAGCATCGGCGCAATTTCCAGGACACGCTGGACGGCGTGCGCAAGTCCGCGGAACTCGCACGGGCATTCGCCGACGTGGCGCGCGAAGGCGGCATTGAATCGCTGGGCGAGGCGTCGCTGGCCCGCTTCCAGCAATTGATGACTGAGAAGCTGCTCCGCATGAACGAGGATGAGGAACTGGATGCAAGCGAATTGATGAAACTCTCCATCGCCATGAACTCCGCCGCCAGCACGCGGCAGCGCATCGAATCCGTGAAGGCCGAATACGCCAAGCGGCAGGTTGAAGCGGTCAAGCAGGCGGAGCAGGCAGTGCAGGCAGGCAGCTCCGGTCAGACCGTTGTGGACACGATCAAACGAGCATTGGGAATTACCGAGTAACCCCCGCCCCCGGAAGTCATATGGGATTCGATCCGTTCAACTTGCTCTGCCCCTACCAGGTCAACTGGCTGAGGGACACCATGCCCCTGGCGGTGTGTGAGAAATCACGCCGCATCGGTTGGACGTGGGCGCAAGCGCTCGGTGCAGTGCTGGACCGCATTGAAGGCAAATCGAACTATTACCACACGTCCGCCGATATGACGGCCAGCATCGAATTCATTGAGGACTGCGAGAACTGGTCGCAAATGTGTAACGCGGTCGGCAAGATCACCGAGGGCAAGGAAGTCATCGACGAAGATGAGATCAACACGCTCACGATGACATTCGCCAACGGCAGGAAGATTGTCGCCGGTTCGAGCAATCCGAAATTCTTTCGATCCAAGGGCGGGGCGGTGGGGTTCGATGAATTTGATTTTCATCGTGCTCAGCGTGAGCTCTTCAAGGCCGGCCACGCGACGGCCATGTTCTGGGGTTTCCCGATGCGCATCTGGTCATCGGTCAATGGTCAGGGCACGTTCATGGCGCAGATCGTGAAGATGATCGAAGCCGGCAAGATGAAGGGATCGATCCACCGCGTCACGATCGAAGACGCCGTCGCACAGGGCATCGTAGAACGCATCGAAATGCGGAAGAAGAAATTGAAAGACGTGCCGGCACCCGACGCGATGCGCCGCAAAGAGTGGCTGGCTGAACTTCGCTCCACCTGCCCCGATCAGGACACATGGGATCAGGAATACCTCTGCAAACGCACAGGCGATGCGAATTCACTGCTCAGTTACGAGCTGATCCATGCGGCTGTCGAAGAGAATTTGAAGCTATTTGAAACCATCACCGATCTGCCGCGTGACACGGGCATTTACTTCGCCGGCTACGACGTCGGCCGTAAGCACGATTACTCGGTGTTGTGGGTTGCCGAACTCGTCGGCGATGTTCTGTGGACGCGCATTCTGAAGGTATTCGATCGCACATCGTTCCCCGCCCAGGAAGCGGCGATCAGCGCACTGATGGCCAACCACCGCGTGCGCCGTATCTGCATCGACGAATCGGGCATCGGTGCGCAGCTCGCTGAATCCGCAATTCGCCGGTTCGGTCCTGGTCGCGCTGAAGGTGTCAGCTTGAGCGGGCCGGTCAAGGCGACGATCGGCACCGTCTTCCGCGATCGGTTCGCTGATCGACAAATGCGATTGCCCACTTACGTGGAGTGGGAAGAGTTCGACGAAACCGATGCGGTGAACCGCGTGATCAACCGCCGCAATATGCGGAAGGTCCGGCACGCTGATGACTGGCTGATCGAAGACCTGCACAAAACCAAGAAGACCACGACCGACGCCGGCAATGTTCGCCTGGCGGCGTCCAGCGATGACGCCGGTCACGCCGACAGCTTCTGGGCCGGTGCCCTGATGGTCGAAGCGGCCAGTGAGAGTAAGGCGACGCCCGTATCAGCGCCGCAAGCATTCAAGCCCGCCGGCTGGTGATGTCGATTTTGTGAGAAAACTATGAGCGTGATGTTCACACACAACCTGGGCAACGTCTGGAGCCGATCCGCTAGTGCGGCCAACGGCGTCCTCGATGCTCGTCACACGGCGTGGATGACGCCGACGGAGCGCGTTCGTGCCGAGCGATTGCGTCAGGCACACATGCTCTTCAGCGGTCATCATCGTCATTACTATCTCGACGAAGGACGCACCTCCTATCCCTATCCGTCTCTGCGTGAAAACCAGCCGCCGTACTTCCGGCCCTACAACCTGCTCACATTGGTCGCCGAGAAAATGGCCGATCTGCTTTTCGGCGAATCGCCGCGTCTCTACATCGATCACGACGCGACACAGCAAGTCATCAACAACATCGCCGAGCGTTCGTGGTTGTACGGCATGGTGATCGACATGGCCGCCGAATGCTGCTGGGCTGGCGAGACGTTCTTTGAGGTCACTCGACAGGGTGGCCTCGCATATATCGGCCATGCACTCGCGCAGCAGGTTTGGCCTCAAGGCGTTCCCGGTGTCGATCAGCAGCATGCTCGATACATCCGCTATGCGACGGCACTGGTCACCGAGGAAACCACGCAATCCATGCTGTTGCTCGAAACGCATTACACGGCCGGCCTCATCGAACGCCGGCTGTATCGTCTGGAAGAAAACAACGTCACCGGCCCCAAGCGATCTGATGACAAATTGTCGCTGGACAAGTGGCCGCAACGAACCGTGGCCGGCGAACCACTCGCTGACCAGGAGCAAACAGGACTGAGCCGACCGAGCATCATTCGCATCCCCAACGGCTTTGGCGCTCGCAGCGACTACGACGGCTTGATCGAGTTGCAGGATTCATTGCATGCGGCCAACACACAGATCGGGCGTGTCCTGGCGAAGCATGCCGATCCGAAGCTCGCTGCCCCGGAAGCCGCGGTCAATCCCGACACGGGCAATCTGCCGGCGTCCGCCGAAGTGTATTTCTTTCGGTCGAAGGATGAAGTCCCGCAATACATCACCTGGAACGCGGAGCTCGCCAGTGCGATGGAAGATCGCAAGTTCGCGCTGTCCGCACTGGCGACCGTCGCCGAAATGCCGCTCTCTCTGCTGGGCGTCAAAGACGACTCCACCGTCGAGTCGGCGGCGAAGATGCGATTGGCGGCAACGCCGGCATTGGCTAAGGCGACGCGCAAGAGTGTGATCTGGCGTCAGGCCATCCGCATGGCCATCTCTCTGGCGATCGAATCTGAAACGGGCTTTACGCCGGCGATCCCGATCGGCGTGGAGATGCGCGACGGATTGCCCGACGACGAGGTCGAACGCGCGACCACCATCGCCACACTGCGGGGCGCGCGTGTGATGAGCCGGGTGCGTGCGTTGCAGCAGCAGTGGCTCGACCCCGGCACTGTCCGTGAGGAATTGAAGCGACTGGAAGAGGAAGACGCCCAGCAGACGCCCAGCATTTTCTTCGGCAATCAAGCTGTTGCTGGAAGCGGGGCCGGTCAATGAAATTCGGACTACTCAACAAACTCGCCGGCGTACGGCGACATTTAACCAAGGAGCCAAATATGGCTGACGGAACAACCGCGACGCCGGCGGGCAATGCAGGCGTGGATGTGCAGGAAATCACCAAGGCCGTGACGGCTGCGGTATTGGCGGCGATGCCCGCGATGGTCACCAAGGCCGTCGAACCCATCGGCACCCAGATCGCCGACCTGACCAAGGCCAACCAGGCGATCACCGAGAAGGTCAATGCCTTCAAGCCTGGCGAAGGTCTGACGACCGATGCCGTGGCGAAGCTGGTCAGCGATCAACTCGCCGCCAACAACAAGGCCGCCCAGGATTCCGCCGCGAACAACACCGCTCGCCAGGCGATGATCGACAAGATCGTCACCGAGAAACTCGGCGGTCGGGCCGGCTTCGGCAAGCTGCTCACCGGCGCGACCGAGCAGGAACTCAACGCCCAGGCGGATGCCATCGCGGCCGAGGCCAAGGCGCTCAAACCCGACTTCGCCGGCGGGAGCAAAGACGGCGGCGATGCTTCGGTTGTGACGCAGACGACCACCACCACCAACAACAACCTCAAGGGTCTGTCACCTGGCGTTGCGAAATTCGCCGAGAGCATCAAGCTGCCTGGCGAAGCTCCCGCCCCCGCAAGTTCCTCCGCCACCTCTGCGGCCGCAGCCGCTGCTGCCACCGCCGCCAAGTGATTCGTAACCGATTCGATGCTCGTTCAAACACTGATTTCTAAACCACAACGCTGAACTTTTGAAGGAACAAGAACATGGGTCCGACACTCCTCGACATTGTCAAAGCCAACGGCAACGATGCGGTCGTTGGTCTGATTGACGAAACGATCAAAGCGCATCCCGAACTGACCATGGTCGAAGCACGCACGATCAAGGGGCTGAACTACAAGGCGCGCGTGCGCACGGAACTTGGCCGCGTGACCGGCAGTTTCCGCAACGCCAACGAAGGCCTCGATCCGATCAAGTCCAAATACGAAACACGCATGTTCGAGACTTTCATCCTCAACCCCCGCTTCGAGTGTGATCGGGCCGTCGCCGACCGCTACGAAGATGGCCCCAAGGTGTACATCGCCGAGGAAAACCAGGGCGTGATGGAAGGCGAGATGCAGGGCCTCGGCTCTCAGTTCTACTACGGCGTCACGAACAACGCCAAGGGCCACCCCGGCCTGATCAAGATGTACGACACGGACAACATGGTCGTCGATGCCGGCGGCACCACCGCCAACACCGGCAGTTCCGTGTGGCTGATCGAGACCGGACCGCAGGCCGTGCGCTGGGTCTGGGGTGAGAACGGCCTGTTCCAGATGTCCGACCTGCGCGTCGAAACGCTTCGTGATGCCGCCAACAAGCCGTTCGATGGCTACGTCTCGTCCCTGACCGCCTACCCCGGCCTCCAGGTCGCGTCGCTGCAATCCGTCGTTCGCATCAAGAAGCTCACCGCCGACGCCAACAAGGGCCTCACCGATGCGCTGCTCGCCGCGGCGCTGTCGAAGTTCCCGGTGGGCCGCTCTCCGAATCTCATCCTCGCCAGTCGCCGCAGTCTCTTCCAATTGCAGGTCAGCCGTACGCCGACCCTCGTGATCGGAGACGGCAAAACCGCCCCGTCGCAGAACATGGCCCCGCTGCCCAAGGATTACGGCGGCATCCCGATCATGGCGACTGATTCGATCAAGAACACCGAATCCCTCACCCTCTAACCCCTATCGGATGTAAACAGCCCCGCTGATGCTCAAACATCAGCGGGGCTTACGCCGGGCAACCGGCTTTAGAGCATCCATCGTAACGCACGGGCAACCGCAATGGCAAGGTTAATCAACATCACTCTCACAGAAAGCAAAAACCATGTCCGATCAAATCCGAAATCGTGATGCGTCGCTGAAGATCACGCGGGCGCTGCCCGCCGATGACACGGCCGTCCTCAGCGACCCCATCGACACCGGCAAGTCCACATCCCTCGGCGCGCAGGTCGCCAACATCGATTACGAGCTGGCCGCTCCGGCCCTGGCCACGGGACAACTGGCCGACACCAAGACGATGACCTACGACGTCGTCCACGGCGACGCGGCGGACCTGTCCGACGCGGTCGATCTCTATCCCGGCTTCATCGTCCAGACCGGTGCCGGCGGTGCCGGTGCCGCCGCTGCCACCAAACTCTTTCGCATCCCCAGCGATGCCAAGCAGTATGTCGGCTTCCGCGTGACGCCCTCCGCCGCCGCCGATGCCTCCGCCGCCAACGCCACGCTCGATGTCTTGATGTAACCACCCCAACGACCCCTCGACATCCCCCTCCTCGATCGTTGGTCGAGGGGGTTTCGAGCGGCCTTTGAAATGGACTAACTACCAATGACCTGTTTTGCAAAAGAACGAAATAAGTATTCGGCTCTGATGAGCCAGCACGTCAACCTACAGTTGCGGGCCGGTCAGGCGAGATCGATTACATTTTGGTTGATGGACATCGCCGGTGGCACGACAGGCGAAACCTATGCGACCTGGACGACGGAGAATCCGCGTCCGAGTAGTCTCACGAATTGGAGCGGATCGTCGGCCTACCTGGCCATCGCCCGCAATCAACTCGCAAGCCAGATGGTCGGCGTCAGCGGAAAACACGCGGACAACACAGCCGCTTTCACGACGACGTACCTAAATTCTTCGCCGCTCATCGGCGAGTGGACACTCTATGCGGTCTGTTGGGACGGCGTGTCGAGTCTCAAGGTTTATCAGATCAGCACGCAGGGGACTAAGGTTAAAACGATCACGATGCCGAATGATGATCTGCTCACCATGTGCCTCGGCTCGTCGGTGCAGCGAATCGGCCGATCCCTGCTGGAAACTTATGAGGCCCGTAGCAATCCATCGGGCGTATATTTCGCCGAACTCTGCGCATTCGACGCGCAACTGACACAAGCGCAAGTCGAAAGCCTCTATGCCGCAGGCGCACCGGCTTACGCGCGTGACAACGCGAGTCACCTGCCGACAGGGTGGGCTGGCCCGGCACTCGTGTATCACTGCTCGCTCAACAGCTCGCTGGAGTGTGACGTGGTCGGCGTGGCTGATCGGCTCTACGCGCCCGCCGTGTGGTTTTCGACGAGGGATGGGGGCCTGTTCGGGGGCGATGACGTGGAGCATCCGAGTCAGGTGGAGTCGGTCAATCCGGTGTTATTGCGGCCGCTCGCCGATGCGACGCAACCGGCAATCGTGCTGTGCGTCGGCGACTCGTTCGAGGTACGCACGGAAGGCCAGCGAGCGGACGCCAACTTGCTTGAAATGATCGGGACTGAGCGCGCACGGTACTGGCAAATTTACACGCCTGGCACATCCGGCGTCACCGTCACGTCGATTGACTGGGCCTCCGATGCACGGGTCGAGCGGGCCTATCCCCGCACCCTGCTCGCCGGAGCCGGTTACGCTGGCGGCGTACTGACCTGCACCATCGCCTCCACAGATCAGCCGATGGTCGCTGGTGACACATGTGCCTTGTGCGCGGGTGCCACATCCACCATCCGTCGCTATGGAAAAGTGCTCACCTGCGATCTCGCAGGAGATCATTACGACGTGACAGTGGAATTCGGCGCGGACCCGGCCGCCGCAACTGGTGACACGCTCTATCCCACCATTTCGCTTCTCGCGTGGGAGTCTAAAGACATTACGCTCGGTGCGGCCGCCGCGACGGATGCCTACCTTCTTGGACAATACACCAACGAAAATTCAGCGATCACCGCTACGGCTCCCGGCGGACAGTGGGCCTTCCAGCGATCACGCGACTCGATGCGGATGGATGATATTCGCGGCTGGGAATGCGGGGCGCTGCATATTTTTCGATTGCCGTCCGCGGCTGGCATGTGCCCCAAACTGCAATTCGCCAAATCTATCGGGGGAAATAACGCGGCGAACATCATCAAGACGGAAATCGACCTCTGGTCCGTCGGCCAGGCACGCGGTGTTGGGCCAGGCGGATATGTTGCGATCGCGGTGGAGGACGATGGCAACACAGCCACATCATTCGGCGTTCACACGGCGGTTGATGCTGCGGACACACAGAGCAAGCAGCTCACCGCACTGTCTCCGATCATGTACCGCCGCGACCCAGCGACCGGCAACATCTGGCTCATGCCCATCGCGGCGAATTCTGCGCGTTGGGCGATGCTCGATCCGCGCCAGGCGGGGACGAGCAACACCGGAAAACAGTGGAGCGCCCCGCAGGTGGAGTCATTGCTCTCCGCGCTGAAATCGCAATGGCCGAACGCCGCGAGAAAGACGATCATCCTCGCCGACTATCAGGATCAGACGACAGATGCCGCCACCGTGCAGGCGTGGGTACAGAATGCGGTGGACGGCCTCAATCCCATCTTTGACGCGCACGGTTGGGAGCGTCCGATTTTGGGCGTGATCGGATACATTCCAAACGGCGACGGCCTGGCTACCCAGGCCCGCAACTACGAGGCGACATGCGCTGGCATGATCGCGGCGGCGCGAGCCAACGCGGATCAGGTCGCCTACATCAACCTGTATCCATTGGTCGGCGGATCACAGATCGGCCAACCACAGTGGGCCAGCGGCATGGCGCTGGCCGATGGACCGGGGTGGCGGAGGTTGCGACTGCTCTGCCCGTTCCTCGCCGGATCGACGCTCACGGTGGATGGTAGCTACGTCAGCGCGACCAAGACATTCACGACGGCTGCTGATATGAGCAGCGTTTATCCGATCAGCGGGTACATGGTATATGTCGTCGGCTCGGATGGTGATGTGGTGCCGCAGGGCTGGTACACACCGGCGAGCGTGAATCCGACCGCTAAGACGATTGTGTTTGCCGCCGATGTCGGCGGCGGTGCCGATGCGACCACTGTAAAGATCGTGGTCGGCCCACTCGCTGATACGCTGCTGGATTCATTCGTGACGCATCCGGTCTATCCGGGAGTGGGCTTCGTTCGCGGCGCGCGAGCGGCACATGAGATCATCGCTGCGATTGCATCGGCGGATGATGCCCCGCTGGATCAGATCGCGGCCAAAGTATGGGCTGTCGTCGGCCGAACGCTGGACGGCGAGGCGTTGGCCACGGCGGCGGCGGTCGCGGCGATCCCGACGACGCCGCTCCTCGCGGCGGACTACGTCGCGACTGACAACGCGAGCATCCAGGCAGCGGCGACTTCGGCGGCGAGCGCGGACACCAAACTGGACGCCATTCAAACTCACGATCAGGCGACGGCCGACAAGGATGCAATCATCGCGGCGATCAATCCGCTCCCGGCGCAGAATGACATATCAGTGGAGATCAAAGACATCTCGATGGGCTGACCCCCGGAAGTAAATGAATCATGGCAACGAAGCGTGTTGAAATCTCGTTCAAGGTAGGCGGCGTGCTGACGGACCCCACGTCCGTCAATCTGTCCGATCCGACCGCCGCCTACGGCGTCAAACGTGATGACACGAATGCCGTGATCGTCGCCGCCGGCACGGCGATGACGAAAGCATCGACGGGCGTCTATTACTACGATTTCACCGAGCCGGCCCTTGGGCTGACGTACACCGCCTACCTCGAGGTCGTTTACGCGGGAGAAACCTATCGCTTCCCCCGCTCGCTGGTCGGCACCACATCAGAGGCGTCTGCCGGCTATTTCCCAACCGTCGCCGCTGCGCGCGAACACGCAGCCGCATTCACGGCCATGCCTGGGATGACGGCGCTGTTGGCCAAATCCGACACCGAGCTTGCAGCGCTGTGTCTGGCGGCGACACTCGACATCGATAGCGCGATGCCGTACCAGGGCGTCAGGTATGACTCGGCGCAGGAGCGGGAATTCCCCCGGTACGCCAATTCCCTCGGCAATGCGCGACGCATGGCTGACTATCAGCAATCCCCGGTCGGTACCTGGGTATCAGGCATTTGGGATTGGGATGCGGAAGCCGACGTGGCCGTGGTGCCGGCGAACGTCAAACTCGCCACGCTGCTCCAAGCCGCGTCGATCCTGACCAACCCTGCCCTCCGTGAGCGACTTGAGGCGATCAGGAGCGGGCTGGCGGCGCAGTCCATTGGCTCACTGTGCGAGACCTATCTGGCCCCCGCGTCGATTCCCGGCGGCTTAACGGGCCTCTGTGATCGAGCACAGAAGCTGATGGATCGTTACCGCCTCCGATCAGGGGGGCTGCTGTAATGCTCACGAACGCATTCATCCTCCGCATCGATCGAGCCGGCACGGCGACGGCCGTGGGTACCAGGCCGCTCACGCAAGGGGCTGTGATCGCGGTGCGTTGCTTCGTCGGCTCGATCAGCGGGCGGCAACGCTACACCCTCGGTGCGACGCTCCAGGACGCGGATCGCATGGCGATAGTCCGACTGATGGACCTGGCCGCCGCCGGCCAGGCCAAACCCCAACTTGGGGATCGGCTGACGGTTCTGCTCGACGGCGACGGCGTGGTGTCGGATCAGTCGGATGTGATCACAGTCGGCGAGCAGATTTTGCCTGGCGGCGGTGGAAATTCCCATTACGAAATCTTCATGCGGCGATTGCCGCTGGCGGTTTGATTTTATGGTTTACAACATCACCAACATGATGCTCTCCCTGGCATACGCAATGGCCACGCCTTCCGGCTGCACGGTTGGAACGGAACTCTTCGTGCATGAGTCGCCAGGCACGGCAGCGATCGCGGCCGTGCTGCGTGATTGGGGTGGCCCGACCCCCAACGAATTGAACCGCGTGCCGGCCGCAAGCATGCAGTGCATGGTCACAGGGATGAACGCCACAGCGGGCCTGGACCTTGCGTACCGGCTCTATGAATCACTGCACAATCCCGACGACGTTGATGCGCGGCCGCGATCCAACTGGATCATCACCGGCAAGAAACTCGACGTCAACGGCACGCTGGTGAATGACGACGTCGTGTTGACCTGGCTGATTCACAGCTTGGCGCTCGACGCGCCGCCGGGTGCGATCGGCCGCGATGACGCGGGGCGGTGGGAGACCAGTTTTAACTTTCACGTGTACTTTTCAAAAGCATCTTGATCCCTCTTTGAATGGAGCTCGAACATGGAACCGACGTCTGGCATCAAATTGTTTTACGCCGCCCTGGGCACCGCCGACCCGACCACGGCCCTGGCTCACATCCGCAGTTTGCCGTCACTGCCGAAACAGACGACGGACACCTTTGAAACCACGGAGATCGACCAACTCGACGGCACCGAGCACGACTGGTGCAAGCACTTCGAGATGGATCACATCGACCCCGGCACACTCAACCCCAAGCTGGCCCTCGATCCGACGCAGACCGCGGCACTCTACGCGATCAATCGCGCGAAGATGGCCTTCAAGATTCTCTTCGCTTCCGGTAACTCGATGATCTTCGACGGCGCGATCATCACCATCGGCCCCGAAGTCCAGGACAAGCAGGACGTGCTGGTCGATGTCGTGATCAAAGTCGATTCGCTTCCGGTGTACACCGTCGCCGCGTAACGCCTGCCCCTGAAGTTTTTTGATGCGGTTTTTCAATCGCAATATGGAGCATTCAATGACCCTTCGTGAAATCATCAATCAGCGCCGTGCGATCGAGGACGTCGCCATCGATCTGCCCGGCATCAAGTCCGTGCGAGTCCGTCGCCTATCGCTCGATGACATGCTGGCGGTCGAGCGGGTCGAAGATTCGATCCAGGCCAACGCCACGCTCGTGGTTCGTACGATCGTTGATGAGCAGGACCAACCGCTGTTCGCCGACATCGCCGATGCGACCGCCGACGGCAAATTGTTTACTGCTGTGCTCAAGGCGACGGCTCAGATCAACGACCTGAAGTTCAAAGTGAAGGAAGCCGAAAAAAACTGACGTCCGGGGGCTCGCCCGTCCTGCTGGCGATGATGGCCGTGGCGCATACGCTCGGCAAATCGCTCAAAGAGATCGGCGAGATGTCCCCGGACGAGTTGGCTCTATGGATCGCCTGGCTGAATGAGTACGGCCCCACCGCCGAGCGGCGCGCCGAATTGAAAATTCAGAATTGGAACGTTGCGATGATCGTTTCCACCATCATCAACTGTCGATTCGGATGGGCCGGCGATAGCAGACCGGAAGATTTAATACCCGACGATGAGCAGTCCGAACCCAACGCAGAGCAGATGGAAGCGGCATTGAAGGCCTGGTGTGTCAACCAGGGCGGCAAAGTAGCTCAGGGAGTTAAGTAATGGTCTTTCAAGGCGGATCAGTTGTTGGCGACGTCGTGCTTGACGTGTCGCCTCTGCGCGCATCCGTCGCCGAGGCCAAGGCGATGGTGAAGGGGTTGCGTGCTGACACCGTTGCCGATCTGAATCTGAAGTTCAACGCCTCGCTCGGTGATCGCGGCCGGGCGGTGTTTGAATCAGTGCGCACGCCTGCGGAAAAGTATGCTCAAACGCAACGCGAACTTGATGTGCTGTTACATTCCGGGACCATCAGCGAAACCACCTACGCCCGCGCCTTGAAACAATCCGCCGCCGCCGCCGAGGCGGCAGCGGCGGCGGGAGCGAAGCGAGGCCGTGGGCTCGCCGGTATGGATTATGCCACGCTGTTGCGCGGGGCAGGCGCTCTGACGGCCGCGACCATTGTGCTGAACAAATTCGATTCTGGCATGGACGAAATATCCGCCACGTTGGCCAAGGTCGAACGCGGATCAATGACCAGCGGCCAGGCATGGGGCCATCTCACCGACAAGCTGATTACCGCAGTGCCGGTGATGGGTCAGACGTACTCCATCACGCGAAAACTGGTCGCCGAACTGGACGGCACCGCCGCCGCCGCACGCAAGGCAGCCCGCGAATTCCAGCAGCTTCAGGCCAGGCAGCAACATTTCAACGACTCCTATAAAGAGATGAAGCAGATCGGCGACAACGCGATGGCCGCCGCCCAGTCGATCGGACGTTCACTTCGTCTCGGCAACGCTGATTCGCAATCACCTGGTGAGAAGATCAGATTGCAGGCCACGTTTGATTACGCCGACGCGGATGCCGCACTCAAGCAGATGCGCACGCGATTGGCGCAGATGCAGGGCGATCCATCCGTGACAGGCGAAGGTCGAGGCCGTCGTGCGATCGCACGTTTGCAGACTGACATCGATGCCTACCAGCGCAAGGCGCAAGAGGCATTCGCCAACGCGCAGAAGCAGGCGAGTGAAGCCGACTTCGCGCCCATCGGCGATCTGCAAAAGCAGGTGCGGCAGTTTAATATGACGCCGATTCAAAAGCAGTTCGATGAACTGCGCGTAACGCTTGCCGGCCGGCCGGAGTTGCTCGACCAGGCGAACAAGGCGCTGGACGAGCTACGGTCCAAGCAGGTGGGCAGCATCTTCACCGACCTCCAATCGCAACTGGCCGCGATCGACATGACGCCACTCGAGGCGAAATTCGAGTCGTTCCGACGCGCCAACAAGCTGCTCGACACCGACGAATTGACGAAGGCGAAAAACCTGCTCGCCGAGATCGATGTCAAGTCCAAGATCAAGGATGCGCTCGAATCGATCCGCAGTCCGATGGACAAGTACAAGGAAACCCTCAACGAACTGCGTGGGTGGAAGGACGAGGGACGCATCACCGCCGAGCAGTTCGGCACACTCAACGCACGCGCACGCAAGGACGCCTTTGGCGATACGAAACTCCCCGGGTTGATCCGTTCCGGCAGCGGCGAAGCCCAGGCGTTGCGCTACGACCAGTCCCGCAATTCCGGCCAGTCATCCGACAACTACCCCAAGCAGCAATTGGAGGAGCAAAAGAAGACGACGGCGCAGCTGGTGCTGGTCGCGGGATACGTCGAACAACAACTGACGTCCGGCGGGGAAATTGAATTGGTGGGATTATAATATGGCAGCACTCACTCCAAGATTCATCGGGCGCAAAGGCGTCGATGGCAGCGACGGCAATGAAATCGAATTCGCCTACCAGGTGCAATGCACCGCGCTGACGGATACACAGGAAACCGCTAAGGCCGCCGTCAAGGCGCTCGCTCCCCCCGCCGGCTATTCCATCAGCACATGTACAGCCGCCGGCATGGGGCGGAACCCCCACTGGTACGACGTGACCATCATCTACAAAATCGGCGGCGATCCGGTGCAAACCACCGCACCGCTAGATCGGCCGTCTATCCTTAGCGGCTCCTGGGAGGAGATCGAGGAGAGTTATTTTATCGACGTCGACGGCAAGAAAGTCGTCAACAGCGCTGGCGATCGCTTCGATCCGTTGCCGAAGCGAAAGAACGGCAATCTGATTTTGCAGATTACGAAAAACTTCGAGGCCTTCGACGCACCTGGCTACGATCTGCTTAAGTGGACCACCAACGCGGTCGCCCTCACGATCAAGGGAACGGTCTATCCGATCGACTGCCTGCTCTTCTGTCCGCCGACCGTTCAAGAAACTTACGAGGTAATGGCCGGCACGACCTATCACTACTTCGCGGTGACGTTTCGCTTGGCTTTAGATAGCAATGGGCATCTTGACACGTTCGAGGATCGAGGCCTCTATGAGTTTGGATACGAACCGGGAGTCGGCGATGTTGGCCGTGTGCCGATCCTCGACGAGGCACAGATGCCTGTGACTGTACCGCGTGCGATAGATGGGTTGGGGCACGCCGCCGCAGATGCAGCAGACGTCGAAGAAATCACATTCCGTCCCTACGAACGCGCCACATGGGGAATCGACTTTAACTAAAACTGAGTGATTCATGGCTGAACTGTCAAGAAATTCGATTCGCAAGATCACCGACCGCCTGCGGCAAGTCCCCCGGCGCACGCCGCAGATCGCTTCCGTACCCCGCGCCCATCAGCCGGCGTTCTGGGCACGGATCACCGCCGCCGACGCCGCCACCGGCCTGCACTCATGGAAGCGCGTGATTTTCGACGACACCGCCGACGATAAATTCGCCGACTGGCCCGCCACCTCCACCGGCACCGACAACGCCTACCGCCTCGGCGGCGGCGTCGCCGCCGTTGACCAGGTGGTACGGCTATATCTCGCTGGTCAGGATGCCGACGGGAAGATGATGTTTGTCTTTGCCGCCGACGCGATCGGGTACGAGCTCTCGCCATGCGATGTGTCTCGGGCGACAAGGTACGTCGCATTGCTGCTGGACGCCGGTGGCGATCCCTATGCGGCGGATGATGTCGTCGGCAAAACAATCGAGATCGAAGGGGAGGGCTGTTACACCGTCGCGGCCATGGCCGACGATGATGCCCGCTGCATCACCGCCGAGAAGTGCGTCACCGTCGCGTCGATACAGGCCGATTGTGACAGCGGGCCGTGCGGAGATACAGAGGAGTGCGAGGGCGACAAGAAGGTCACGGGCACATCGACCGGCCAGGCGTCAGAGCAGGAGGCCATCGACGCGGCGACCGAAGACGCATTGAGCCAGGCGGAGTCGGCGTGCGGCGAACGCGGCATCGACGTGACGGGTTGCAGCGGCTCGGCCACTGAATATGAGGGCGCATGGAGCGCGGAAATCGTCGCCTGCTACACCTGCTGGTGTGGTGATGGCGAACGCATGGCGACGACGTACCGCTACACATGCGGCGAGGAAAACGGACTGGTCGAGACGGTGGACGATGAGTTCTGCGTCAAGGACAAAGGCACGCGAGATGGAGCTTGCCCCGCATGATCGGAGACTCCGTCAATCTCGGTCCCTGCCCGGAGTGTTGCGAGCCGCGCGACTGCCACCCGTGCGGTCACTGCTGCATCCCGCACCGCATCATCGCCACGATCACGGGCGTGACGGGGCAGCACGTTTTTGGGGATGCCACCGATTGGGCGAACAACGACATCAGCGCCGCTTTGGTGAATGCCGAACATGAATTAGTTTGGAACGGATCGCAATGGACGAAACAAATTGACCTCACTGGACTTGTTGAGGGGCAGGACGAAGGGAGCCATCCGTACATTCAAATCGTCGGTTCCTGCCAGGATGGAGCATGGATACTGGTGCAGGCGTCCAGCTACAACATCGACACATCCGAAGGCTCAAATCAATCCGGCCTGTTCTTCAATAACACCGGCGACCACGCCGACACGTCGGCGGCGTGTGAAATGCCATACACGGTCAACGGTGATGCAGCCACAACGAGTACTACCGGTGGAGGCGGCGGACAATGCGTAATTGAATGGAATCCAGACCTTTGCGGCTGGGAATGCCAACACATGGAGTACGGCGATCAGTGCGTGTGCATTCGCTGCATCGACGGGGCGTGCGACACCTGCACCGGCCCAGACGATCCTGCCTGTTCGCCGGAGTTCTGATATGACCACACGCAAACTCACCACAACCGAAATCACCACCGCCATGAAGCGGCGGAATGCGCGCAAGCGGCGCGAGGCATATGCTCGCGGCGAGGTGCGGGCCAGCCAGCCCAAGCGATCAGGCCCGCCCGGCGTCGGCGACGTGCTGGTCGACTTGTTGCGAGAGCGATACAAAATCGGCGGATGCCAGCAGTGCCATGACCTCGCCGCGAAAATGAACACATGGGGGCCGGAGGGCTGCCGCGAACACATGGAGGAAATCGTTCAGTCTATGTGGGATCGTCGCAAGGGATTGACTGGCTGGCGCGGGAAGCTCGTAGCGATGGCGTCGGCGACGGCGATCACGGATGCGATTGCGGAGGCGGCGGGAAAGGCAGAATTGCGGAAGTTGGTGGAGGAGGCGATTGAGATTGTAGAGTCGCGTGCGGCTGGTTGACGCCGGCGAGCATGGATTAAGCGACCGTTGGCCTTGGCGGGTCTTCAGGTCTGGAGCGCCCAACTTGGGGCCGCTCGAATGGGCTGCGATCCCCGTTCGAGCACTCTTTGAAATTCCATCGAACCACCTCAACCAGGCGGCTACCTGGCTGGCTATCCCACTCGATCAGAGCGGCGACGGCCAGCCGGCAGATACCGTGCATCCCCCCTGGAGGCCCCAACGGGCCGGGTGAGACCTCCCAATGAGGAGACGAGCGTGGGCACGGCCACGCTTATCTAGTGCGCTGATCCCGAATCCCATTTCAATGTTCAAAGTCCCATTTCAAGCGGCGAACTACACTGGTCGTCTCACTCCGCAACCGGGGCCAAACCGTCGGCGACATCGCCGGCCGACTCGTCGGCCCACGCATGCGCCTCCTCTTCCTGCTCATCCTCTTCTTCGCATTATGGATCGTCCTCGCCATCTTCGGCCT